ACTCATCACGCATCCGGCAGATCCGACGACTGAGAACGTCGCTCGGTGGATCTGCGAGTACATGTGGAAGGAGCTCAGCTCCTTCTCAGCTGTCAAGGCGATCTCGATCGAGATCGAGGAGACTTCCACTAACGGAGCGAAGTGGGTGTGTGCCCGTGAAGACTGAGGTGTATAGGCCTGAGCGGCCTGTAACCATCACACTCATATTCGAGAAGGCAGCAGAAGCTCGAGACCTTCTCGAAGAGCTCAAGACGTGGAAGCCGACGCTGGGCTGGTCGCCACTCGTAGTAGACCTCTTCGACGCGCTGAAGGAGGCAGCTGACGATGAAGGTTAGCCAGATCTTCGGTCCAACCATTCAAGGCGAAGGTTCGGCGGCAGGTCGCCACTGCCTCTTCGTACGTATGTACGACTGCAACCTTCACTGCAAGTGGTGTGACACGGCCTATACCTGGGCGAATACTCCAGGCAAGGCTGCGCTCACCATCGCCAACAAGGTCTTCGACAAGGACGATCCCCATCTCGGCCTCAAGGAGATGTCACTCGATGACGTGCTCGGCGAACTTCACGCCCTGTGGGATTACATGAAGACACCGACCATCGTCGTCTTCTCCGGCGGCGAACCGATGATGCAGCAGGTCGAGCTGACCGAGGTCGGTCGAGCTCTTCGCAACTGGAACAACGACGTACACGTCGAGACAGCTGGCACACTTCATCCTCGGTTTGACTTCGACTACGTCGTCACGCAGTACAACGTCTCTCCCAAGCTCGCGCACAGCGGCAACCGGCCTGAGCATCGGTACAAGCCGCACGTGCTCCGAGCCTTGGGCAACACCGGCAAGGCTTGGTTCAAGTTCGTCGTCACCTCCGATACTTCGGACGACGACTTCAAGGAGATCGACTCCATCGTCAAGGAGTGCCAGATCCCAATCCATCGCGTCATGGTGATGCCTGAGGGCGTTACTCAGGAGCACATCATCGACACGGGAAGGAAGATCGTCGATCAGGCCTTGAGCCGCGGCTATGGTCTCTCCTTCCGAAGCCACATCGCCCTCTGGCCCAACGACCCCGACAAGTAGGAACCATGAGACAAGATCAGGTAGCAATGCTCAACGCCGCACGTCGAGGGGCAACATTCCCTTCGGTAGCATCGCAGCACAAGATGGGGTCGATCCATCCTACTCAGACGGTCCCAGACGAGGGGAAGGTCAAGCCGCAAGTCGTTCCGAACCGTACGATGCGACGTCGCAGTCGCAAGAGTAAGAAGAACTGGACGTCCAACCCCTACGGCAGGGTCACCGGCTTGAAGAGTCCGCAGCCACAAGCTTCGCTCTTCACACTCGTAGCCATTCACGTTAGGGACGAAGCCGGCAAGACGATCCGCAAGTTCGTCGTACCACGAGAGAACGTCGACCAGGCGATGCTGGCCAAGCCTCGCAGTGAGGTAGAGGCCAACCTTAAGCCTCGAGTTCAAAGGAGAAGGAATGTTTGACATTGCCGAAGTCGAGCTGCGCAAAGCGGCCGAGCAGGTTCTGCGAGGCACGACCGGCTTGGACACCGACAGCGAGCACGGACGGCACACGCCGGATCGCTTCATCAAGATGTTGCGCGAGCTCACTACGCCGACTCCGATCGAGTTCACCACGTTCAAGAACGACGGCATGGACGAGATGATCGTCGTCGAGGCCATCCCGTTCGTCTCGCTCTGCAACCATCACGTCGTTCCCTTCATCGGGAAGGCGTACATCGGTTACATCCCGGACGATCAGATCGCCGGCCTGAGCAAGTTCGCTCGGGTCGTCCATCACTTCGCTCGGCGTCTGCAAGTGCAGGAGCAGCTCACGAAGGACATTGCAGACTTCCTGGAAGAGAACCTCAAGCCTCTCGGCGTCGCAGTCGTCCTTCGTGCAGAGCACTTCTGCATGACCATTCGAGGCGTGCAGGTTCCCGGCGCAAAGACGTACACGGCGGCCATGCGCGGCCGCTTCTCGGAACACGAGCGTACTGCCAAGGCCGAGTTCCTGGCCGAGATCAACGGAGGCAATCATGACTGACGTCCCCAACGGCGAGAACATTGCTCAGACTGTCTTCGACTTGAGTAGTGAGTTCGACGTTCGCTGCGAGGAGCGTCACGCACTCGGCCAGGAGAAGTACGGCGCCGGAGCCTTCCTCATGGCTGATACGATGGAGATGGCTCTCGAAGAGATCCTCGACCTCGCCAACTACGCTCGCTACACCTACATCAGGGTCCGCCTCTTGCAGGAGAGCATCAGGGCCCAGGTAGCAGCGAACCAACAGCCGCCTGCACAGCAAGGCTTCATCTCGAACAAGGAAGTACACGGAGGGGGAGGACAGAGTTGAGGGCTGCACTGATTCCACCGATGGGAGCTGAGTACTCCGCACTCAGCTCCGACATTCACCTTGTCCTGCCACTCAAGGAGTGTCGAGACAATCCCGACTACCTCGCAGCGTACCGTCACGCATGGCGTCGAGGAGACTACCTCATCCTCGACAACGGCTGCGCCGAAGGCAAGATCGTTGACAATCGAGTACTAATCCAATTCGCGAGAACGATCAACGCTCACGAGGTCGTAGCGCCTGATGTAATGGGCGACGGACCTCTTACACTTCGTCGTACGGTCGAGTTCGTTCGGTACGTACCCGAAGCTCGTAACTACTCGATCATGGGTGTTCTTCAAGGTGAGAACATCCAACAAGTCCTGCGGCTCGCTGAGGCGTTTGCTCAGCTGCCCATCATCACTGCAGTCGGCATTCCGAAGATCCTCGTGTCGACAATTGACCATGAGGTACGCGCTCGCGTAGCAGCAAACATCCTCAAGGTCTACGGCAACCGCTTCGAGATCCATCTGCTCGGTCTCAATAGAGACTTCCAGACAGAAATGCTGGACGTTACGTTCCCTCCTGAGATCCGATCGATGGACTCAGCACAACCGTACAAGTTCACCGAAGCTGGCATCGTCATGACGGCCGTCAACGTAACAGGTCGTGGCGAGCTAGCAAGGCGTCGGCACGACTACTTCAGCGCGCCACGCAAGTACGACGCCGGCCTGCTAGCTTCGAACATCGAGACGTTTATGAGTTGGTGCCGATGAAGGCTGAAGCGTCCGGCGCTGACTGTCAGCACTGCCCGCTGCGAGACGCCGGGTATGCCCCAACCAAACGCCCACAGGGAGGGCGGCCTCTTTCCAATGGCGAACGAAAGATAGTAATCGTTGGAGAAGCTCCAGGGTTCGTTGAGACGCAATTCGGTTCGCCCTTCTCGGGACCCTCAGGCAAGCTCCTCAACACCGTACTCAAGTACCAAGGCATCGAACGCAAAGAGGTGATGCTGACCAATGCATGCCTATGTAGGCCTCCGGATAACGCTACTCCTCCTAAAGCGGCGGTGGTTGCGTGTAAGACTCGTCTCGCGAACGAGATCCGACAATTCGCAGGCGATGACGCAGTCGACGTTATTGCTCTTGGCGGGACCGCGGGAACGCTACTGGTGGACGATCCGGGGACAATTACCGCGCTACGTGTCGGTCCTCCAAGGAAGCCCGCCGCGTGGCTTGCGCGTAGCTGGGGAGATGCTTCTGTACAACCTGATGTGCGAGTTATCCCTACCTGGCACCCCGCGTACTGTCTCCGTAACGCTGACGCGTTCCCGTCCCTCGTTAGCGACATTGGTAAGGTAAGGGAGACCAACCGTGAGCCTTGGCGTGAACCTGAGTGGCGAATATTTGACGATCCGGATCGAGCGGTTGCCGTCATCGCTGAGCTGGAACGAATTGAAGGCCCTCTCGTCATCGACATTGAAGTCGGTTTTGACAAGGACGAGGCCTTCGACCATCCGAACAACTATTCTCTTCTCTGCGTGGGAATTGCTTTTGCAAGAGGACAGGCAGTGGTTCTGGGTGAGCGTGCACTTGCCGACGACGACGTGGTCGATGGACTGCGGCGACTCCTACGAAGCCACCGACTCATCGGACACAACGGCAAGTTTGACCTTGCCGGACTTTGGCCAAAGCTCGGAAGCCTCGAACTCTGGTTCGACACCATGCTCGCCAGCTATGTCCTTGATGAACGGCCTGGCCAGCATGGACTTAAAGTTCTTGCGGTAGAGAAGTTAGGAGCACCCAAGTACGATGAAGAGATTCGAAAGTACGTGCCTCGTCGAGGCAATTACGGAGACATCCCTCGGCCAATTCTCTATCGCTACAATGCTTTCGACGTCGCATGCACATGGGAACTGTACGAGCTGTTCACTGAAAGCATGCATCGGCAAGGACTCAGACCAGTTCACGACTTCCTGGTCAGCGCCGCCAACCAGCTTATGTACCTTGAGCTCAACGGCATCGCCATCGACCGAGAGTACATGCGACAGCTCGAGTCAGAGTATCTGGACCGTCTAGACAAAATCGAGATCGAGCTCGACGTTCTCGTATACGAGTCGACGGGCCATCTCGATGACGGTCCAATGCAGCACATCAACCCGCGTTCGCCGG